TGCATAATAGAATATTTAACGAATCTGTCCAATTATATTCGTTTGTGAATGACGATTCCGTTACTCCAGAATAACACAATACACTAAATTTGTAGCCACTTTCTGCGCTAATTGATATTCTTTCAACTGCTGAAAAATCAAGTATATCTTTTGTTATAACTCTTGAAGGATCAGTGATGATATTTACAGGATCAGTATGTGAATCAATTCTTCCGTTTGCAAGATTTAAAAGAACATAATCTGCCGATGTATTTGTAATATCAGCAGCATTGATAGCATCCACATTTTCCTGTTCTTTGTAATAAACGTTAATGGCCTTATTGATCTGGTCTATAGTTTCTTTATTTGGGGTTCCTTTTACAATGATGTATGACCAAGAAGACATAATTGATTCCGACAATGTGCTATTGCTACGCCTGAAGACAAACCTTGTTTTTTGACCTTCTCGCGTGGTATCAAGCTGTATTTTTGTTATCTTATTCAGCGATATAGCTGTTTCAACCGCACTTCCTGTTGAATACGCCAAGTTAATATAAAATGGAGTTTCAATATCCGACGCAATGCCAGAATCGGCAAACAAACAGGCATACATATCTTCTGTTATAGTAGGCAGCCCGGATGTTTGCCAAATTGTCTTATCAGTTCCGATGTTCGTATACGTTGCAACGCTGATTATTTCACAGTCTAAAGCCTTAAAAGCGCTCTTTGTATCACTTATTTGGCGAGTTAACTCACTAATGTCACTCGTGTTCTTAGTGATCTGGGCGGCACTTGCAGACACACTTGCCGCTGCCGTTTCCGCTGCATCCTGAGCATCTTCGGCCGCACCTTGGGCAGTCTGCGCCGCTGTTGCGCTCCCCGCTGCCGCTGTGGCCGAGTTGCTGGCGTTCTGCGCCGAGGTCGCTGCCGCACTTGCGCTGCCTGCTGCTGCCGTTGCGGAGTTGGCGGCATTCGTCTCGCTGGTCGACGCTGCCGTTGCAGAAGTGCTGGCAGAGGCTGCGCTGCTTGACGCCTGAGACGAACTTGTCGCTGCACCTGTGGCAGACGAAGACGCCTGATTTGCCGAATCAGCTGCTTCACTGGCAGAGGTCGCAGCATCCGTAGCAGACCTGGCGGCCGCAGTTGCGGAAGCTCGTGCATCGGCTGCTGCGTCGGTCACGGTCTGGACATATTCAGCGTACTTTTCTTCACGGTACTGCTCGGCGGCAACTCTCTCCTGCTCAGCGGAGACGCGGGCGCTTTCCGCGCTGGCCCTGGAATTTTCAGCAGTCGCTCTGCTTTGCTCCGCAGTATTTCTTTCAGTTTCAGCGCTGTCTCTCGCATTTTCGTTGGCAGCTCTGGTGTTCTCAGCTGAAACGCGATTGTTCTCAGTAGAGACACGCTGGTTCTCTGCGGCAACTCTGCTCTGCTCCGCTGAAACCCTGCTCGATTCAGCAGCCTCAACAGATGCTTCCAGTTCTGTCAAATCCTGCAAGCCTGCCTCGACATAGCTCATGGCAGCGTCAGCAGTTTCCTCTGCATCCTGAGCCACAGATAATATCTGCGCCCAGATTTCAGGTGTCGGCTCTGCTGCGGCCGGTGTGTTCGGTTCAGTACCAGGTCTTACAACACCGGCAGAAGCCCAGATCGTCGGGATGATAATTGTCCCCTGACCATTGCTTCCATAGACGCCGATGAATACAACTTCGTCTGCTGTGGTCAGAACTTCGGGCGGCACAACACAAGTCAGGTCGGAGTCCAGTACGCAATCGACTTTCTCCCCCTCGTCGCCCTGCCGAAACACCGCCACTTTGGCGAGTCCTGCCCAATCCTCAGACAGCGTGAACTGTACCTGAATACCGGCAGAACCCGTCGTAAGTAACTCTTTATTTGTAACGACCGCTCTTCGCGTGTCGGCTGTTATCTGAATCATTGTGGATTACTCCCTGTACATATCCTGCATGACCTTGATTTCCTTCGCCCACTCTGTGGCGTGATCGGTCACAAGTTCAAATGCAAGTCCGTATTCCTCCGGGGCAGTCACAACAATTTCTTTCATTGCGGCGTGTTCCCGGTTCATGTGGCTCATCTCTTCCACCGACAGGGTGTAGAACATGTCAGCCAGCTTCTGATTCTCGCCTTTCAGGCAGAGTGCTTTTTTGGCATATTTCTGAGCGTCCGAGAGTTCTTCCATCACAAACTCCGCAAGCTCCTTGAACATTTTTGTCGTATCCATAATTGTTCCTCCATATAAGAAGAGGGTGAGCGGTTTCCCGCCCACCCTTAGTGTTTAGCCTGCGGTTGCGATGGTTGCGGCCTGAGACGGATAGGCCACAAACCGTCCGAGTGCGCCAAGGATGTACTGGCTCTGAGCCGCATTGCTGAGGTCGTTCTGCGCGTTGCGGTACTGCTCCTGGAGCGCCTCGTACTTGTCCTGAAGCATCTGCGTCTTGATCGAGCAGCAGCAATTCTCCATCTTGAAGCCCATCTGGGCGATCTGCTGCTGGAGGGCGTTGAAGCCCTGCAGGACATTGATCTGGTTCGCGAAGTTCTGCTGCTGCATGGCCGCGTTCTGATCCATGATCAGCTTGGCAGTCTCAAAGTTGTTGTTCGCAGAACTGAGGGCGATCTGCTGAAGCTGGCCCTGGACGGCGCTGTTGTTGACGGTATCCATCACATATTCTTTCGTCGCCACATCCGGCGCAGGGCCGCGATTGCCACCCCAGCCGAGGCCGCCGCCGAACAGGATCGCGATAATCAGGAATGCGCCCAGCCAGTCAGAACCGAAAAAGGAACTTCCGCCATTACTGTTCATACGTCTTGTCTCCTTATGTTATTTTATTTGACCCGCCACAACTCCATCAATGCTTCGCGCTACATCATCAGGGTTAAGGCCCTTCTCCTTACAAAGCTTCTGAGCAGAGCCGTACAGGTCATTAAAATCTACTTGCTTCAGTGCCGGATGATTGTTGGCAATGCTGCGCATGAACGTCGCCGGGTCTTCTCCGCGCATGGCTGCGCCAATCGCCTTGAGAAGCATCGAAAATCCACCCGATGCCGGGCCGCCGCCGAGTAAGCTTAAAATGTCGTTCATGCTGTAGCTCCTTTCCCAAGTCTCTCCCAAAGTTCAGCCTTGAAAGCTTCAAAGTCCTGTTTGCTGATATACGGACTCTCTTCGACCGGTTCAGTCTCCACGGTAAACTTACCGACTGTGATAGGCGACGGATTGCCGTTCGCGTCCTTTCGCACAAGGAAGAACATGTTCTGAGTCTCATCCATCAGAATCTGAGAACTGGATGCCGCCATGTTCTTCAGGTATTCCCGCGCTCCTGCGATACCTGGAACGCTTTTTACCTGCTCAACTGCTGGCTGTCCCATCTGCTGAAGAACAGGCGGAGTTCCCTGCCGGTAGCTCTCTGCAAGCTGGGAAAGCTGTTTCTGGAAGACATCATTCGGGTTATACACCACAAATCATCCTTTCTTTTGGGAAAAGCCCCCTATTCCCAGGGGGCTTTATTTGTGTGTCGATATGATCGATCAGGTCGTGCTCTTTGCGACAAGAACGCCGTTGGCATGTTCCGCGATGACAAAGCAGTCATAGAAGAATCTGCCCTGACCAACCGCGCCGTCCACGTCGGGGTGAGTGGTGAGGATGCGCATGGTCCTGATCTTGGTCGGGGCCACAACCGCGTCCTTTGCGACGATCATATACAGAACGCCGGTCGGCATGTAGCTGTCGGGGACCTTCACAATGTGCATGCCGTCGAGGGTGCCGAGTTCGCCCTTCTTGATGATCCGGTCGGCCACGTTCTGGACCGTCGCCCCTGCGCCGAGGATCTGGTCGGCCAGCTTGACCTTCAGCACCTCGGACTCCTTGATGAAGAGTACGCGGTTCTCCGGAGCCAGAAGGTTGTTCAGCTCGGAGTTGTGGCCGAAGATGGTCTCCAGGGCGTTGCTCTTAGAGAGGGTAACACCGGTCTTGACCAAACCGCCGCCCGTGGTGCCGAAGCCCGTCACGCCATTGCCGGTCGCAATCGCGTTCAGGCGGTATTTGTCAACATACGGGATGATGACGTTCCTGGTCTGACGGGCAAGGACCTTGTTCGCGGCCTTGATCATCAGAGTGGAAGTGTTGTTCCGCTTGTCGATCGCGCCGTTGAAGGACTTGTCGTCATTGACGGTCAGCTCCTGGATGGTGTCGCCCAGCTCGGTCAGATTACCGAAGCGGCTTCCGTTGGTCTTATCCCAGTCGTAGTCCTGCAGCGGCAGGTCATCGACGGAGTAGATCCGCACGGTGGCGACGCCGGTCCAGTCATAGTCCTGGGAGAAAATGCCCTCA